CTGGAGCACATACTGGCCGCTGCATCCCATTTGCCGGCCGATGGCGCGGAAGGTCTGGGGCGGCTCGCCGTCCAGGCCGTAATAGCGCGTGAGGACCTCGCGCTCGACAGGGAAGAGCCTGGCAAGCGCGCGGCGTAGTTCCTCGTGGTCCTCGGCCGCCTCGGCCGCCCGGTCCGGGGGCGCGGCCAGAGTGTCCTCGACCCCTAAAGAGGCGGTCTCGGCGCGGGCCTGCTCGGCGCAGGACCGGTGACGCCGCCAGCGGCCGAACCGCTCGGGGGTGTCCTTGCCGGCCTCCTCGCTCTTCCGGCAGAGCCAGGAGATGGTCTGCATCCATTTCGGCACCCGGACCACTGTGCGCTCGGAGTGCCAGTCCAGGATCTCGCGGCGGATCCACCAGGTGGCGAAGGTGCTGAAGCGTATGCCGCGCTCTGGGTCGAATCGCCAGGCGGCCTCGCAGAGTCCAACCACGCCGGCCTGGAAGAGGTCGTCGAAGTCGTCCTCGCGGTACCTGGCGGCGTGTTCCGCGATCAGGCCCATATTGTGGGCGACCAGCGCCTTGTGGGCGTCCTTGGCGTCGGCGCCGCCGGCCTGGATCGCGCGGCCCAGGCGGACCTCCTCTTCGCGTGAGAGGAGGGGCAGGTTCATCTGGATCATGGTGTCCTCGCAGCGTCGCAAGGAGTGGGCGGCCTATTCAAGGATAGGCCATGGGTGGAGCAACATCGCTCTCTCTTTCCTAAACGAGCGAGGTCGGGCGTGTGACGCGCACGCTAGAGTTGAGATAAGGGGCCGTTATCTCGCCTCAAACTGCTCGTACAAGGGGCGGAAAGGCACGGAGTTCGGCCGCGAGCTCGCGTTTCTCCCGTGAAACACTGGGCCCGGGCGGGCTAGCCGAGACAACAGACTCCGCATACAATCCTACATTATGTTCGGAGTTCGCCGGCGAGCTCCGCAACCACCCCTCAAAAACCCTGGAAAATACGCCATGCCCGCGCGTGCCAAGTCGCAAAAAACTCCGCGTACAATCCCAGGGGAGGATTGGAACCGGTCCGTGGACCGCTTCCTTGCCCATCTTCGCAGCGACGAGGCCTCCCCCCACACCCTCCACCACTACCGCGAGGACCTCCGCGCCTTCGCGGCCTGGTGGGCCGGGGCGCTCCACGAGCAGCTCGCTCTGGATGCGGTCACGGGGTTCGACCTCCAGGCGTACCGGGACCACCTCCGCGACACCCCGGGCCGGCATGGACGGCACCGCAAGCCGGCGACCATCAACGCCAAGCTGGCGGCGATCCGGTCCATGCTCCAGTGGGCGGCCCGGCAGAAGCTCATCGCCGAGCTGCCGCCCCTGCCCAGAAAGGAGAAGCGCGGGCGCCGCGTGGTGCGGTCGCTCGACAAGAAGCAGCGGGCGGCGCTCCTGCGCAAGGCGTCAAGCAATCCCAGGGACCTGGCGGTGATCCAGATCCTGATCGAGACCGGTGTGCGGGTCGACGAGCTGGTGGCCCTCCGCTGGTATGACGTCGACCCGAAGCTGCGCAAGGGGTGGCTCTCGGTCCGATCCGGCAAGGGACGCAAGCCGCGGCTGGTGCCGCTCTCCAAGGTGGCCCGCGAGGCGTTCGTATCGCTGCGCAAGAGCGACCAGGCCGAGGACGATCCGGTCTTCCGCGGCCAGCGCGGTCCGCTGCGGGTGCGGGGCGTGCAGGAGATCCTCGCCAAGTACGAGGATGCGCGGGCCGGGCTCGACAACCTCTCACCCCACATGCTGCGGCACACCTTCGCGATCATCCAGCGCGACCGGGGCACGCCCTGGCCGACGATCGCCGCGCTCATGGGGCACGAGAGCGTCAAGACCACGATGGACAATTACGCCGTGGCCTCCGACGCCGACTTGATGAAGGCCGTGAAGGGATTCGAGGACGAGGACGGCGAGGCGGCGTGACCTCTCCCCTGCCCCGAGGAGAGCAGGGGAGAGGTGCTAGTACGACCGCGACGAGCTGCAAACCCGAGGCCGCAGAGTTCACGCCGCCGCTACCTTCTTCGGCGCCAGGTCTTCGGGGACTTCGACATTGATGCCCGCAAGCGCCTCGCTCAGGATCTGTTCCGCGATGGCCGATCGGTCGGTCTTGCGAACCTCCGCCAGGACGCCAAGCCGGGTATCGGTCGATGCCGAGAGAATCAGGGTAACCTTTCGGCACTCCTGCCTCTCAGGTCGTGCGAGTCTGATTCGAACCATCTTCATTCCGGGACTCCTTTCCGATTAAGACGCCCGACCCATTATCGGCAAAGGTCGTCCAGTCCGAGCATCGAATCGCCTCGAGCGCACGCCCCCAGAGGCGCGCGTCCTCGATCTCTGCAACGAGCTGGTCGTCCGCGTAGAGACGCACCAAGAGCTTGGTCTTGATCGACTCGCGCCTCTGCTTTGGCGTCACGGTTCACCCCTCCTCGCCGCTCAGGTCCGGGCGATACTGCCAGACGATCCGAGGGCCGATCTGCTCTGATCGCTCATAGACATGGTGCCCGCCGCCGGCGTAGATATGCAATCGGCCGTCCTGGTCGAATTCCCGGCGGTGCTCATCCATAGGTCCGTCCCGGAACATGGCGATGCTGTGCATCATCTCGAACGCTGCCCACGCCCGCCCGTGCTCGCGAGCGAAGGCCGAAATCTCCCCGGGCGTCATGTGCGCGAGGATGTAGGGCAGGTTATCCGCGAGGTCCGAGACCCAGCCCACGACCCGCATGAGCAGCACGCCCAGGCGGGGATGCAGCCAGCCGCCGGGGCGCACGCCCGCCTGGAGCTCCTCGGGCGTGAGGTGCTCGATCTCCTCGTCCAGCTCGTGGCCGCCGCGCACGACCGTCACGCGGATCCCCGTCACGGTTTGACCCCCTGCCGCTCCTGGAGCCGCTGCACGCCGCGCCGCAGCTCGCCAAGCATCTCGCCAGAGTCGGCGTTGCCCAGGTAGAGCGCGCGGCCGCCGGGATCCGACACGATGAGGACAAACCGCGTGACCTGATCCGGCATCATGAGAGACACGGCCGTGGTCAGGGCACTCGTGTACTTCGCGGCTTCCGCGTCGGTCATCTGCGAGATCGGCTTCATCGTGCCACGCCTCCCACGTTCACGACAACGGGAGGACCGGCGGCGATGGGCACGCAGTAGAGCAGGTCGGAGGGGTTGCCCGAGAGCGTACCGGTGGAGCTGCACGCGAAGACGGAGATCCACGCCCCGGAGACCATGGCCGCGACGTCGGGGATCTGGAGCGTGCACTCGTACCCCAGCGACCCCACGCCGCTTGCCGTGTGGGAGAGCTGCTTGAGGTGCGCCGCGGCGGGGTTGCCGGTGGAGGGCACGGCCTCCCACCCGCCCAGGCCGGCGTTGAGCGTCCAGTTCCAGATCTGCGCACCCCAGCGGATGCAGCAGGCGAGGTTGCCGGGGTTCATGTCCATGAGGAAGGTCATGGTTTGGGCCTTTCATCCCTCGGGTTGTCGAAGCAGCGCCAGCGGTGCTCGTCCGCCGGTTTCCACGTAATACCCCAGAGCCGCCGGAAGCGCTCCTGCATGTCCCAGGCGTGCTTGTGGCCCTTCCAGGGCCCCGCCCAGTGCTGCCAGACGCCGCGCACCCGCCCCATCACCAGCCAGCCGGCGGCGGTGCGATCCAGGCGAAAGCGATCGGGTGCGGGCGCCGGGAACGCCGCCATCACACACCGCCTTTCTTCCACGCCCTGCCCCACGGGCTAAAGCGGTAGCGCGGCGTCTTGTCCACGCGCGTCTGGGCCTGCGCCCCCTCCTCGTCGCCCAGGGCCCGCGCCAGCTCGGCCGGCGAGGCACAGATCCGGCCCATGCGGCGGGCCTTGATCTTAGCCGCGCGCACGACGGCGATGCGGCGCTGGATCTCGTCGTGCCTGGCCTCGATCTGGGCCTCGTGCTCGGCCCGTGGCATGGCCTCCATCTCGCCTTCGACGGTCCAGCTCATGATCACTGCCCCGGAGATGTACTCGACCACAAGATGATGATCGGGATGCACACCGCGGTCCCGACGCCCAGGCCGACGAAGATCATCTTCACCCAGTCGGGCGTTGCCTGCCACTGAGCCAGCATCTGCTTCTTGCGCAGCGCCTTCCTCCGCGCGCGGGCGATCCTGTCCTGCCGCTCCAGCTCGGCCGCCTCGGCCGCCGCCTTCGCGGCCTTCGCTTCCTCGCGTGCCTGCTCCGCGCGGGCAACCTCTCGCTCCGCGCGCTCCCACTCCGCGCGCTGCTCCGGGGTCGTCAGGCCGGAGGCCTTCGGCTGGCCCGCGGGCAGCAGCGCCTCGATCAGGACACCCAGGGGCCCGAAGAGGAATCCGAGCACGGCCCCCTCGCCGCCGTCGCGGTTCTTCTGCGTGGCCACCCAGCTCCCCAGGGCCCCGAAAATGGTCCACAACACTCCCAGCACAATGAGCAATTCCATGGTGATTCTCCTCACCTTCGAGGTTTAGATTTTTCCACGCGCCTCATGGCGCTCCAGGTACTCCTCCACCGCAATCCGAGCGAGCTGCGCCATGCTTAGCTCCTTTCTGGCCGCCGCCATGCGCAGCCGGCGGTGAATCTCGATCGGAAGCTCGAGGCGCACGAACTTGGTTTCGGGGGCGACGGCTTCCATGTCCTTTTTCTCCTGGGGCTTCTTGCGGGCCATAAGGCGTCTCCGTGGAACACGTTATCCACGGCGATGATACCGCAATCTTATAGACCCTCTCAATGCAGTATACGCCCAGCCTATCCTCACTGTCCACGTGATGATAAATCTAAACGATGTTGACACTGAAGTCGGTATTAACGTATCGTCTAACAGAAGATCATCCCCCACTCAGGAGCCCGCCATGAGCAAGCAGACCATGACCAAGATCGAGGCCACCGCCGCCCTGGCCTCCGCAATCGCCGCCGCAATCGCCGAGGCGCAGAAGGCCGGCCTCTCCGCCGGCGACGTGCAGCGCGTGCTCGACCCGATCACCGAGCTTCTCGGCAACGACGAGTGATCGAGAGGCCCGCCGGGCGTTCCGGTGGGCGCATGAAAAGGGCCCCAGGAGTGATAGCCCTCACCCCTGGGGCACATTGAAAGGTGCATCGAACTATGCAAACCATACCCCAATCCGTCCGCACTGTCAAAAGCCCCTACATCCCCCCCGAGGACGACGAGGCGGACCCCCGCCTCGACTCCGCGCAGTCCCGCTTCGCCTCGGCCGTCGCCAAGGTCGAGGCCTACGCCGCCCGCGAGGGTGACACCAGTGTCTTCCAGGCCGCGCTCCAGTACCTCGAGGACTGCCTGGCCGATCACGACTACTTCCGCAAGGCCAGGGCCCGCGCGGCGCAGAGCAACCGCTCGCCGCTCGACTGCCTCATCCCCATGGAGCTGGCCGAGCAGATCGCCTCCGGCGCCTGGAGGATCGAGCCATGACACGCCCCATGCAAAGCGAGCAGCTCTCCGACCTGGCCGCGGCACTCGCCGCGGCCCAGGCCCTTATCCCGCCGGTGAAGCGCGACCAGGAGGCCAGGATCGACGCGATCAAGGGCAGCTACAAGTACCGCTACGCCGAGCTCTGCTCGGTCCTGGACGCGATCCGCGTGCCGCTGGCCAGCCACGGCCTATCCGTCACCTCGATCCCGGTGCACGACGACCACGGGCTCACGCTCCGCACGGTGCTCCTGCACACGTCTGGCCAGTTCCTGGCCGGCGAGTTCCCGATCCTCTGCGATCTGAGTCGGCCGCAGGTCGTGGGCTCCTGGATCACCTACGCCCGGCGCTACAGCATCTCCGCCCTGGTCGGCGTCGCCACCGAGGACGACGACGCGGCGACCGCCATGCAGCAGCCGCCTCGACGCGACACTAGCGATAGGCGGCGCATAGAACCACGCAACGGCTACCACCGCCCCAATCCCGACGCCCAGGCCATCGCCGACCAGGACCAGGTCCTCGACACCATGCAGCAGCAGCAGCCGGCTCGTCGCCCCGCTCCGAGGACCGGCAAGGAGCTGCACGACTACGTGCGCACCTGCAAGACCGATCCGGCGCTCTGCCACTGGATCGAGGCGCAGTGGCCGCGCTACCCTCACCGGCCGAGCGATTGGACCGACGCCCAGGTCATGGAATCGTGGCCACTGATCAGGCAGCATTTGCTCGAAGTCAGGGCCGCGCGCAACGGCCAAGCAAACGGAGCCGCCGCGTCGGCGGCTCATTGAGGAAGGTTCCCGGGCCAGGGATGGCCCATTTCCCTACGGAGCATCGCAATGGCAAAGCGAACGAACGCGGGCGCGCCGGTCGAACACGACCCAAACCCGGGGCTGCACGAGCTGATAGGCCACACGGTGACGCTCATCTGCGCCGTCTACATCTACGCCGGCAAGCTCGTTGCCGTAGGCCCATCAGCCGTCAAGCTCGAAGAGGGCGAACTCGTCTATGAGACCGGCCCTTGGGACAAAAAGACGTGGGCCGACGCGCAGCGCCTGCCCTTCAAGCATACCTACGTCAGCACGGGCATGATCGAGTCATACGGCGTGAGGGAGACCCCATGATCGCCTTTAAGAGGTCGTGGTCGGGGTCGTGGTCGAGGTCGTGGTCGAGGTCGTGGTCGAGGTCGTGGTCGAGGTCGTGGTCGGGGTCGTGGTCGAGGTCGAGGTCGAGGTCGGGGTCGAGCTCGTGGTCGGGGTCGGGGTCGGGGTCGGGGTCGTGGTCGTGGTCGGGGTCGGGGTCGTGGTCGTGGTCGAGGTCGGGGTCGTGGTCGTGGTCGAGGTCGAGGTCGGGGTCGTGGTCGAGGTCGGGGTCGTGGTCGTGGTCGTGAAAGGAGGTCTACTGTGACCCACTACGTCATCGGCCGGCTCGGCGAAGGCGGCCCCGGGATCGCGTTCACGCGCGATCTCTGGGGCCTGATCCACATCATGCCGCAGCTCCCCGCCGGCGATTACTGGATCGCCAAGCGTGAACGCAGCGGCGAGTTCCCCCACGCGATCGGCAAGGCCAAGGTGTTCTCGCCCTGCGAGTGGGAGCTCGACTGCGACGAGGTGAAGGCCGGCCCCGGCTGGATCATCGTGTGAGATCACGCGCTCACCAGCCGGCATCAGGAGGCTGGAAATATGACGATGCGATGAGTAATGTGGGATGGCCACGCGGACGCGTAGTGCGTTCAGCGTGGCCATCCTTGTCCTTGAGGTTGATCAAACATGCTCACCGGCCGGATCTGAAGCTAACTCTTGGCGGAGTCTTCAGTCAGGCCCAATGCCCATAAGGGCTAGCTATGGAACCCTTCAGAGCACGCGCTCGCGAGAGCGAGGTGGTCGTCCATTGTCCTTATAAAGCAATGGTCGATCACACGTTCACATCCTATCCCGCGGATTCCTCGTCCGCAACCCCATGCGAGGGGAATCCGCACGATTCCGACGCCCGGGCCTGGCCGCGCTACAGCGAGTTCGATGGCGACCTCTACGACGTCGACGCCTCGATCTCGCTGGCGGAGCCGGGAGGTGCGGAGTGAAGACCGTCTGCACCTGCTCCATCTGCCGCCGCGCCGTGCGCCGCGCGATCGTCGTCGCCTTCCGGCAGCGCCGCTGCTGGATGGACGAGCACATGATCGGGCTCGTCGGCAAGCTCTCCTGGCTGCCCAGGCCGTTCTTCCGCAGCGTGATCGCTGACATGCTCCGGCAGGGCCTCCTGATCGCCTCGTGCGGCCCCGATGATGTCGTCCCCCGCTACATCCTGAGTGCGCTCACGCTGCCCGTGCGAACGGGGGGGGGTGAGCGATGAACCCCGACGCCGCGGCGAGACAGCGCTTCACCCGCAGGGCCGTCTGCCCCGTCTGTAGTGGCAGCGCCGATGACCCGCGGCACCAGGCGAAGCGCTGCCACGGCTACATCGCCGGGCAGTGGATCCACTGCTCGCGCGAGGAGCACTCGCAGGGGTGCCGCTTCGGCGCCGACCAGACGTACGCGCATCGCCGCAGCGGCAAGTGTCCCTGCGGCGTCGAGCATGCGCCGGCGGCCAGGCCCGAGCGCAAACAGATCGACCGCGTGCACAAGTACCACGACCGCGACGGCAGGGTGGCTTACGAGGTCGTGCGCTACAAGAACCCCAAGGACTTCAAGCAGCGGCGCACGGTGGACGGCAAGGTCGTCTGGAGCCTGGGCGACACCAGGCGCGTGCTCTATCACCTCCCGACCCTTCTGGCCGCCCCCAGGGAGCAGGTCGTCTGGATTCCCGAGGGAGAGAAGCACGTCGAGGAGCTCGGCACAAGGGGGCTGCTCGCCACCTGCAACTCGGAGGGTGCCGGTAAGTGGCGCGACTATCTCTCCGAGGACCTCGTCGGCCGCACCTGCTGCATCCTTCCCGACAACGACGAGCCCGGCCGCAGGCACGCGGCCCAGGTGGCCCGGTCCCTTTCCGGCAAGGCCCGGAGCGTGAAGGTCGTCGACCTCACGGCCATCATGGCCGACCTGCCGCAGCGGGGCGACGTGCTCGACTTCCTGGCCCGCGGTGGGACGATAGCCCAGATCGAGGACCTGGCCGCGCGGACGGCTCAGTGGAACCCTGACGATGACCACGCCGATGCGCCGGCCGCGGCTCAGCCGGAGCGCGCAGTCAACGAGGCGCCTGACGACCCGCACCGCCTGGCCCGCCTTTATGCCGCCAGCTCCGTGCGCCTGGCCTACTGGCAAGGCGAGTTCTCGAGCTGGGAGCGCGCGGCCTACCGCGGCTTGCCCGATTGCCAGCTCTCGGCCGCGATGGCGTCGGTCATGAAAAAGGAGTTCGACACCCTCAACCGCCGGGAGATATTCGACTGGGAGACGCGCGGCGAGGTCAACGGCCAGGGCCGCCAGGTTCCCCAGCCCCAGGCCCGCAAGGTCAGCCGCCAGCTCGTGGGCAACTCCACCCTCGCCCTCTCGGGGCTCTGCCTCATTGACCGCCTGGTCGACCAGCCGGCCTGGCTCTGCGACCAGCCGCCGTTCCCGGCAATCGGCGTGCTGCCCACCGCCAACGCGCTGGTGCACCTGCCCTCGTTCGTCGCCGGCGACGCGGCGGCGATCCAGCCGCCCACGCCCGACTTCTTCTGCTCGTACGCGCTCGAGTTCGAGTTCAAGCCCACGGCGCCCCCGCCGGAGAGCTGGCTGGCGTTCCTGGCCTCCGTCTGGCCGAATGACCCGCAGTCGATCGAGTCGCTGCAAGACTGGATGGGCTACCTGCTGACGCCCGACACGCGGCAGCAGAAGATCGCGCTACTGATCGGGCCGCCCCGCTCCGGCCGCGGTACGATCGCGCGGGTGATCAAGGCGCTGATCGGTCCCGAGAACGTCGCCGCGCCGGCGATCTCGGCCCTGGCCCGCGACTTCGGCGCAGCCCCATTGATCGGCAAGCCGGTGGCGATCATCGGAGACGCCCGGATCTCGGGCCGGGCCGACTCGGCCGCGGTGGTGGAGCGCATCCTAGCCATCAGCGGCGAGGACCAGGTTACGATCGAGCGCAAGTACCTGCCCTCCTGGACGGGCAAGCTCCCAACCCGGCTCATGCTCCTGGCCAACGAGCTGCCCCGCCTCCCCGACCACGCCGGGGCGCTTGCCGCCCGGTTCCTGGTCTTCCAGTTCCGCGAGAGCTTTGAGGGCCGCGAGGACCTCGAGCTCGACGCCCGGCTCCAGGCCGAGCTGCCCGGAATCCTGATGTGGGCCGTGGCCGGATGGGCTCGCCTGCACGACCGCAGGCGGTTCGTGCAGCCCGAGTCGGCCAAGGCGCTGCTCGCAGAGTTCCGCGACCTGGCGAGCCCCGTGGGCGCCTTCGTGCGCGACCGGTGCCTCGTGGAGGTCGGCCGGCAGATCCGCTGCTCGGAGCTCTTCGACGCCTGGAAGAACTGGTGCGCCGAGCGCAACCGCGAGCCCGGCAGCGAGCAGATCTTCGGCCGCAACCTCCGCGCGGTTGTGGCGACGCTCGACGTCACGCAGCCGCGGATCGATGGAAAGCAGGTCCGCCACTACGAAGGGCTTGACCTCCGCCTCGATCTCCCCGCCTTCTGAGCGTCCGCCAGGGGAACCGCAAAGCGCCAGAGCCGGCGGCGAGCAGTCGTCCGGGCCGGTGTTTCCGCGCGTCTGACACGCGCTGACCCGCGATGACACGCGATTCGCGCTATTGTCACCTTATGTGCGCGTCCCGGGGGTCTCAGACAATACGTCTGTGACCGTATTCGCTAGCAGCGCTAACAATAGAAAGAATCGCGTGTCACCGCGTATCACCGCGTGTCGGCCCCCGGCGCAAAAAGAAACCGCACGTGGGCCTAACTCTTGGCGGAGTACCCACGTGCGGCCCAGAAAGGCCGCGATGTCTGTTTCAGCGTACACATGGGTCGCCCCGTCGTACACTGCATCAGGCCGCACGGTCTTGCTTTGCGCCCGCTCTGGCGGGCAGCGAGGATGACGGGGCTCGAACCCGCAACCTCCGGCGTGACAGGCCGGTGTTAATTGGGGGGCCATGGGCACTTGGGTGCATTTGTGGGTGGCATGGTTCGATAGGAGGACAATCCTATGCGAACCATCCCCTGGGAGGCCTTCGCCGCCTCCGCCCTGGCGCTCTACCAGCGCCCCATCCGTAGACCCGCTACTGCATGCAAGGGCGCAGATCGCCGTGCCCAGGCCCCTGGCGGCGGTGCTCCGTCAGTGGATCCCGCGGTGTGGATCCACATGGCTCTTCCCCGCCGAGCGGAGGCGCGCTCCCTGGCTGGGCGGGGCGCCCGGCGCGAAGGCGCTCGACGAGCTCAAGGCCCTGGGCCTGCGCGCTGGCGTGCCAGGCCTCACGTTCCAGTCGTGCCGCCATACGTTCGCGTCGCTCTCCGAAAGCTGGGGCATTGGCGAGCTCGCGCTCCAGCGGCAGCTCGGGCATTGCCGCGTAACCACGCAGCGGTATTACCGACACGCTCTTCCCGAGGTCCTCCGCGGCGTCGCGGAGCGGGTGCATTTCCCTTGACGTGGCGCTGATATATGGGAACATTTGCGTGAGCGTCGATCCCGCTGGGGAGAGGACCGACGCGGAAACGGAGGGCCCATGCCGAAGGCGTTGACGTTTACCTGGCAACAGCGCGGCGAGTACCTGGCGCGGTGCATGGGCTGTGAGCCCTCGCGGTTCGCCACGCGCCTCGACGCGCAGATCATGCGGGAGACCACGAGCAACATTGCCGGCGCTTCGGTCTCGGGCTCGTCGCTTGGGACCGGGGGTCGCCCGCATCGCCCGACCAAGAAGATCAAGGCGACGCGCAAAAGCGTGACCACCCGGAAGGCCTCCGTCCCGGCGGGGGGAACCTCACGGCTGGGATCTTCCGGCACGTGAACGAGGCCCCGGGCGGGCAATCGGAATCCGTCCGGGGCCGCGGTGCGCGCGGCGGGCGCATAAAAAGAGCCCCATCGCAACGAGCGACGGGGCCTGTGGGGGGAAGACGCGTTCGACCGGGATCTTACAGGCGATGACGCCTAGGGGCAAGCTGGGCCCAGGTCGGAGCGCAGGATGCGGGCGGCCCGCTCGTAGGCGGCGACCATGAGCTGGTCCTCCGCGAACGCGACGCGGTCGGAGTGGTCGCGCTCGCCTGAGCGCTGCTTCAGGATCTCGATGATGGCGCGCAGCCAGAGCCGCTGCTGGGCGTCCTGGGCGGCGGCGTCGATCAAGGCCTCGGCGTCCTGGTCGGCCTCGGCCTGGTCGTCGGCCGCGTCGTCGCTGGGGGTGTCGGTCATGGTGGCGAGTGGCGAGTGGCGAGTGGCGAGTTAAGACAATCAAGACAATCGCGGAGCGTCACGACACGGCCGCGGTAGTAGCAATGGGCGCCGGAGCAGCCGCAGCCCTCGTGTGAGCTGTAGAGGCAGTGACGGAAGCCGAGGCGCGTCGCGCGGATGGCCTCGGCGAGAGGGACGGGAGGGGGAGCCGGCTCGAGGGACGGTGCCGACTCGACGATCGTCCCGGGCTCGGTCGCCGAGAGCGTCCTGATGTGCACGAGGTCGGAGGGGAGACCGCCGGCCGCCGTGCGGCAGAGGAAACCCCAGCCGGGCCACTGCGCTCTGCAAGGCCCGTCAACGGGGCAGTGATCGCATTTCATTCGCTCACCGTGAGCGAGCTGCTGAAATACTCACCCGTCATGGTGGGGACGCCTGGTCCCGTGTAGGGAGTGGTCCAAAGGCCGTTCCCATTGGTGAACGTGAAGGTGATCGAGAACGGATTCCAGGAGTTGACGGTGTAGGAGGCCATCGCATAGGAGAGCGGGAACGAGAGGGAAGGACAACTCGCGCGCCCGTTGCGCCAGATTGCCCACGTGTCATACGCGAGGCAAGCTACACACGCCGCCTGGTAGGGGATAGGGAGCGACCAGCCGCCGCACTCGATGCCATGGCCCAAGGGGATCGATTGAGTCACGCCCGGGGGATTGGCGAGCGAGACGTTGTAATTGACCGGAACGTTAGCCGTCCCGATGGTGGGAGGACAGATGCCGCCGCCGCCGCAGCATGTCACGGGTGAGGCCGAGGCGTGCGGCATCGCCACCGATCGGCACCAATTCGTGCCGCATGCGCCCGCGACCGAGGCCGAGCCGCCCGAATCGCTGTAAGTCAGCGTATTGGCGATCGGGTAAGGGGAGGAGCCGAGCTGCTGGACCGCGCAACACGTATAGCCCGCTGCGACCGCCATCGACACGGGGTTGGTGTAGGTACTGCAAAGGTTGGCAACGTTGACGGTGCTCGTGTTGCTGTTGAACTTCGGCGAGTCGGTGACGGTGATCGTGTAGTTGCCCGTCAGTGTTGGATAGAACGTGTAGTTGCCGCTGCCGTCGGTGGTCCCGCTGAAGCTTGCCGGGCCGGTGACCGAGACCGAGGCGCCGGGGAGCGCGTAGCCATAGCATCCCGTTACGGTGGTAGTGACCCCCGCGCTCGGGCCGCAGTAGAGGGTGACGTTTACGTTATTGGTCGTGCACGTGTAATGCTGATTGCTGAGCGTCTTCGTCCCGCACGAGCCGGCCGAGATGGTGAGGTCGTAAAAATCATCGGCCGTGATCGGGATGCAGCAGTTCCCCGAACCATCGGTTGAGCACGATCCGACCGCGCCGCCCGAGTGGAGGGAGAGGCTGACCGAGGCGCCCGACTTGTTCGCGCCCGTGCAGCCGTCTTTAACGTTAACGCAGACCTGGCCGGAGCAGCCGACACCACTACAGCAGCATGCCGATATGTCCCACGCGGTAAATGACACGTCAGCAACTCTGCGTTACTGCAAGGTAGGTGCCGTCGCCGTTCGGAGCGACGATGATGTTTTTCCCGGCAGTGCTGACCGTCGCTACGGCCATGACGTTGTAGACCGTCGCCGTAGTGCTGATCGTGAGCGTCGAACCGCCCGAGAGCATGTAGACGGTCTGATTGGTCACGTTGCCATTGGCTGCGATCGCGACGGGACCAATCCAGAAGATGCCGCCCCCGCCGCCACCCCCGCCGTAGCCGCCCGCTTGAGAAACCCGCACCTGCTGCTTCAGGTTGGCCACGTCGCCCTGGAGGCGGTTGATCGCATCGGCCTGGAACTGCAGGAGCTGCTCGAGGCGGATGATCCGCTGTTCGGCGTTGGTCATTCGAGTAGTGGCGAGTGGCGAGTGGCGAGAAAGGGATCAGGAGGTGAGGACCCGCCCCTGGATCTGCGCGGCCGGGGTGCAGGTGATGTAAGCCTGGGTCACGTTGCCGGCGAAGGGGTTGGCCGTGTAGCCGGCCGACTTGCCCCAGACTAGGGGAATGCCGGCGATGAGGGCGATCGTGTCTTGCGGGAGGCCTGGCGTGGTGTGAGCGACCGAGGCAGTGGGGGAGACGCCGCCGGTGAGCTGGCCCGAGTAGGTGGTCATGAGCGGCTGCAAGCCGGTCGCCAGTCCGCCGGCGAAGGTGCACACTACCGGCGTTCCGGGGAGGGGACCGCCGCTGCAGGTCACGTTGCTTGCGCCGATGGTCGAGAGGGCCTGGAGTGCAGTCTGGATCGCACCCGATGTGGCGTTGTAAGCCACAACCGTTGTTTGCCCCTTGAAGGTCAAGGGGAAGAATCCGCCCGTGGGAGTGCCGCTGATCGAGACCGTCTGCACGTCGGCCGTGCCCGTGCCGTTGGTCGTGAGCGTGGCGTTGACCGTCGAGACGATGAACACGTCCTGCACGTTGGCCTGGGTGAACGCCAGCGTCAGGGCGCCGTTGGTCGTGGCGGCGGAGTAGCTCTGGTTGATCAGGATCTCGGAGTTGCCGCCGGTCTCCTGGTCGAATCCGCTGAGCGACGCGGACTGGCTGTTCGAAGAGATCGTCGATGTGATCGTATGCGTGATGTTGGCCATCTAGTTCCCCTGTTCGTTGGTGGTCATTCGCCGATGCCTTCCTCGGCGGCGCGGCGTTCGGCCTCGCGCCTCGCTCGGCGCGGCGAGTCGATGCCGGGGCCAAAGTCCGCGGGGCTGGCGTTGCGGGCGTGGAATTGCTCGAACGATTCGTCGTCTGCTTTCTGGGCGGCGTTGTAATCCTCGAACGATTCGGGCGTGTGCTCCGGCGTGTTGGCCACGTAGGCGTCGGCCCCGGCGTTGATGTCGCCGTAGCTCGCTTTGGCACGTCCGTGGGGATCGCGGTTCTTGCCGCTGCGCACGTCGCCGACGTCGGGGATGTATGGCGTGAAGCTGTCGTCGCCCATGCCCATCATGCTGGACGTGATCGAGGCAGGATCATCGCCGAGACCCCACGTCCCGATGCCAGCCGCCCACCCCGCACCCCAGAGCGTGCCGTGCGAGAGGTTCGCCTGGCTCCCGTAGGAGGGGTGCAGATAGAGCCGGTCGCCCGTGAAGGGCTTCATGCGGGTGCTGAACTGGATTAAGGTCTTCCACTGCGCCGCCCCGCCCTCGGGAGCGAAGTCGAGCACCACCGAACGGGCCGGGGCGTTGATCGCCTCATAGCCGGTCGTGTAGCCATTGCCGGTGACGTTGACCGCTTGCCCCAGCGTGAGGAACGCGGCCTGCTTGCCGTAGTAGGTGAGCGCTCCCTCGACGACCGTGTTGCTCACCGTGGCCAGGACCTGGTTGGCCAGGGCCTGCATGTTCGAGGCGTTGAAGTAGTCAGACCAGAGCGGGTAATCCTTGTAGAGCGTGCGCTGCACCCCGTTGACGCTGTAGGCCGTGCCCGAGTAGCCGCCGCCCAGCGGCGCCGTGACGCTCAGAGCGCCCGTCGAGAACGGCACGAGAGCGCGGATGTCGGATGGTGCCGAGACCGCCGAGCCTCCCGCGTTCATCTGGGCCAGCGTGCTGTAGGCTGACACGACGGGTTGATCCAGAAGGATGTAGCCGTCGCTGGTGCCGATCGCGATCGTGGGGGGGCTCGTGTAGCCCGAGCCGCCCGAGACGACCGTGAGTCCGGTGATCATTCCCGAGCTGTTGCTCGTGGCCGTGACGTAGGCGCCCGCCCCGCCGCCGCCCGTCACCTGGCAAGCGATCGTCTGCGATGGAGGATAGCCAGAGCCACCCACAAGCCCACTGTAGCCATTGACCGCGCCTCCCGAGGTCGTCAGGGTGGCCGTTGCCGCCGTGGTGTAGGGGCCGCTCGTGCCGCTCGGGATGAGCTGGAACGTCATCGGCCATTCGATCGTCTGCCCGGCCTGGCTGAACACCACGTCGAGCATCGGCGTCACGGTCTGGATGAGCACTCCGTCGGTGCCGCGCCAGGGGACCGAGTGCGAGAAGGTCTGCACGAGGTGCTGGGCGACGTAGGTGGGGACGATCCGCAGCTTGCGCCACACCTGAAGCGGGGTGCACGTCACACACTGGAACGAACCGAGCGCTCGGACCTGATACTTCGTGTAGCCGCTATTGTTGAAAGCCGTATCGACGGTGATCGTGTAGGCGTTCGCGGCCGGGGCCGTGTTCGCCGTGATCCGGCGCTGCTCGAGGAAGGTGATCCCCGCTGCGGCCGGGTTGTATGCCCAGACTTCCGCCGCGTAGACGGGCCAGTAGTTCGCCCCGTAGGCGATCGACGCGGGATAGGTCGCCGTGACGTTCAGCGTCGTCGAGCTCATCGACGTGACGTTGCCGTACTCGATCCCGCCTGGCGGGTTGATGTAGGCCTGGTACGTCCACGCGGTCTGCTGGACCGCCGAGTGGTACCACGCCAGGGTGCCATCCACGAGCGAGAGATAGGCCCCCTGCACATTCGCCGCGCCACGGAGCACGACCTGGGTGTAGCACTCGGAGAAGTCCTCCGAGATCGAGTCCAGGGTGCAAGGGATGGACGAGCCGTCGAGAGCGTCGAGCGCGAACGTCGTGGCGGGAAGCGCCGCCAGGCTCAGGTGCCGGATCGTCCCGACCGGGCTGCTGTAGGTACCCGAAGGGATGATGCATGACCCGTAGGCGTTGTAGTACGTCGCCATGAGCTGGCTGACGACGTTCCAGAGTCGGCCCTGGGCAACGAAGGTGTCGGGGGGGACGATCGTGAGCGCGGCGAGGTCGAGCGAGTTGAATCCGGTGATGTAGTTCGCGCTGAGCTGCGTGGAGTGCAGGTTGTAGAGGTAGGTGAGGATTCCGCCGACGCTCATTCCCGCCAGGGCCGGGGTGTAGTTCGGGTCGGTCGTGGGCAGGTTGAAGGTGATCTTCCCCGACCCGTCAGTCCCGGTGATGAAGACCTGGTTGGCGAGCCAGTTCAGCCCCAGGCACCGGTAACCGATGTTGATCGGGCCGCTGCCCACTCCGCTCGGGTGGAGCGACACGATCACGCCCACAAACACCAGGGTCCCGTCCACCGTGAGCGTGACGGTCTGCCCCTGACGCCACTTGCCGGGGAGATACGTCGAGAGCTGGGTGAACGAGAGCGTGTCGGGGCCGTCGAACGAGACGGAGAACTGGTTGAGGACGACGCCATACCGGCCGATCTTGACGCCGTTGATCGAGAGGTCGGTCATCGCCTAGAGGTTGCTGTCCGAGATGATCTGCGACCGCTTCATGACGCCGAGCAAGATTTGCCGCTGGGTGGCCTTTACCGCCTGGTCCATCGCGTTATAGATGTCCATCCCGATTTGCTGGTTCTCCATCGTGTAGCGTGCGATCTGAGCTTGCTGGCGGTCATCGAAGCCGTGGGTGTTCGCCGCCACGAGCCCCCTCATCTGGTGCTCGGGCGTGTTCTGGCGGTCGAAGCGTTCGGCCTCGCGCTGAGCTTGCTTCGCGGCTCGGTCCTGCTCGCGCTGGGCTTGCTTCGCGGCTCGGTCCTCGTCGTCGAGGTCCTTCACGCCCTCGTTGGTGGCCCTTTTGAGGTTGGCGTCCATCCGCTTGCGGCGGGCGAGCTGGGCGTTGTAACGGTCCACCTCTGCGTTGCGGCGAGCCATGCCGGCCTTGTGCCGGGCCTGGTACTGCGCGTCGGGGTCGTTGGCCTCGATGTCCAGGTCTGCTTGCTGGTCGTTCAGCTCCTGCTGGCGCTTGTCGTGTCCAACCGACTCCTTCCAGTCCCTATCTTCCTGTTCGACTTCTTCGCGCACCTTCGCCGCCATGGCGCGCGCGTGATCCAGGTCCATCCTGTCCTGCGCAGGTAATCCGCCCTGCAGCTCGTCCTCCTTGTCCTCGAGCGCGGCGATCTTGGATTCGAGGCGGCCCAGGGCGCGCTTCTTACGAGTCGGCCCCCGGCCCGCCGCGCTCGTGAGCGTCTGCATCGCCACCTGGGTCTCGGTCAGCTTCTGGCCGATGACCCCCATCTTCTCGCCGAACGCTTCGAGCTTGGGCAGGATCGCCTCGAGGGCGAAGATGAGCCCGCCGGCGGCCATGCCGACGCCGCCGCCCAATCCCAGGGCGCCGGTGATCGATTCGAGCATGGGGCCGATGCGGCCAAGCCCTGAGCCGGTGCCGATCGCCATGGCGACCTTCTCGGCCTTCATCATGTTGGAGGCCAGGCCGCCGAAGCCGCCGCCCCCTTCGGCCTCCGCGCCGGCCAGCTCCTTGAGCGCCACCGCGTTGTCGCGAGTGACCTGGGCGAGCCTCTCGAATTCCGCCTCGGCCTCCCGCGCCGCCTCCGTGCCCTCGACCAGCATCTGGTTGGCGATGCGCCGGTCCTGGGCTTCCTCGACCAGGAGGTCATTGTAGACCTGCGCGCCGGTGCCCACGTCCTTCATGACGTTCTTGTAGGCTTCCAGCGCGATGAGCGCCTGCTCTTGCTCCTTCGAGAGCTCTTCGCCCGCACTCTTCAGGTCGCGGAACTGCTTGATGACGTCGTTGATCGAGTCGAAGCCCTGGAGCTTCAACAGGAGCGCGATCGTCTCTTCGTTGGGCATTCCCATGGATCAGGTCGCCGCGAGCGTGAAGTCGGCCGTGTTGGATGCGTCGTAGAAGACCTGGGCGGACAGCGCCTGGTAGCCCGGCCCGTCCAGCGGCAGGTCGTCGGCCACGTCGCTGAATACGGTGTTCGTCTCGCACGTGATGGTCATGCTGTGCGCCGGCGAGGTGCGGTTGAACTTGACGACCCAGGTCATCGGCGTCTGGGCCTCGAAGTTGCCGCGGTAGGTGGTGCCGAGGTACTGCGGGCCCACCTGGAAGTCGAGATCGCGCCCCGAGTAGATCTGGCTCGTGATGTACCCGAGCTCGTCCCACGTGGGCGTGAGCCGATTCGAGATCGTCACGTTGGCCATGCGGTAGTTCGAGATCGGCGTGCCGCCCAGGCTGATCTGCCCGGCCGTCTCGATGTACTGGTACGGGACGAGCGTGCTGTAGTTCGACTGCGCCGGCTGGGCGAAGGTGGTGAACGTGGTATCGCGAGTCTGCCCGACCCAGGAGAGCTGAAGCGTCGTGAAGTCCTGGGTGGGGGAAGCGACGATGCGGGCCGACGTGATGCAGCACCCGAGGAACCGCCAGGCCTGCACGGAATCCCAGAACTGGATCGTGTAGCTGGGCATGCCGCCGATCAGGACGCCCGGCGGGCTCGTGTAGCCCGAGCCGCCGGAGGTGACCGTGACCGAGCCGGTGATCGTGCCGGAGCCCGAGCTGGTGACCGTGCCATACGCGCCCGTGCCGACGCCGATGAACGAGACGGGGATGGGCGACGCGATGGGGTAGCCGTTGCCCGGCGAGTCGACCGTCACGCCGGACACCGCCCCGCCCCCGACCGTAGCGTGACCGGTGGCCAGAACCTGGCCCAGCGGCGTGAGCGCCGTCACCCAGCTCGCGGCCTGGTCGGGGTGCAGGAGCGTGATCAGGTTGCCCTGGTAGACCTTCCGCCCGGCCACCACGAACTTGCGCCGGTTGCCGCCGTCGGCGGTGCGGATGATCTGCCGGATGGGCACCTTGCGCATGGTGAAGCTGTTCCCACCGTAGAGGGTGGGATAGATGGGCGTGCCCGCCCCGTTGTAAACGCCGTAGCCGAGCTCAGGGATGATGTTGACCCAGGTTTGTGCGCCCCAGGGCATGGGAGATTCCTCTCGCTATCAGGGGGTCATGACGAGCATGGTGAGATCGAGCTGGCCCTGGGCGATGAGCATGCGGAGGCCCTGCTCGGTGACGTTCAGTCCGAAGCCGTTTTGCGTGATGATTGCCTTCGAGATCGCGGCGTTCGTGCCCAGGTTGTTCCTGGTCGTCTCCCGGGCCGACGTGAGCGGGTAGAGCGCCGCCCGAACCGCGTTCCACAGGTTGAAGAGCTGGTCGCGGTTGCTGCCCGCCACGGCCACCTGGATCCCGACCTGGAGGATCACCCGGTGCTGCAGCTCGGTCTCCTTGGTCGACGCCCCGGCCTTGGGACTGATGCGCACGTAGGGGCACGTCTGGATCGTGGGGTCGAGGATGTCCTCCGGCGCGCCCGACCAGGAGCGGAAGGACTTCATCGTGACCTTGAGGAGCGGATCCGACTGCAGGAGCGTCTCCACCGCGCGGAACGCGATCGTCTCCGGCGCATCGGGGAGCTTGAGGACGGGAAAGGCTTGGGCCATGGGTCAGGGTTGCCTGCCGAGAATGGATCTCACGAAGTCGACCAGAGCCTGGCGAGCTCGCGCGAGTGCGCCGGGGCGGACGTGGGCCAGGTCGCGGACGGGGAGGTTGCCCTCGCCGCGGAAGTGGAAGCCGAGGAACGGGATCCCCTGGACCGAGAGGACGTCCTCCCAGGCGCCCAGGGCGTGCCAGTCCTTGCCGTCGCGCTGGTGCGCGGTGCGGAAGTTGGTCACGATCCTGGACTGCATCCCGCGGGGGGCCAGGGGCGGGCCGTCGAGCGTGCGGTAGTGCGAGCTGGTCAGGTTGTTGTTGTTCTGGATGTCATAGTTGATCGGCTTGCGTGTGCCGGCCTTGGGATCGGGCCGGTAGGTCACCGCGTCGAGCGGGACGCCGTAGCCGTCGAGACCGAGACGGGCGCCTTCCTCGTTGTCCTCTTCGAGGATCTTCCGCCATTCGAGCATGAGCGGCTCGAAGTCGATCTCATCGAGCGCGCGAAGCCTGCCGATGAGGCGGTTGATGCCCTCGGTGTTGACGGTGGAGGAGGCCATCAGAGATCAGGCCCGTACTTTTCCTTGAGCTTCCTGGCGTCTACCTTGGGCACGCTCACCGGGATCCACTGGGCCCCCTGGTCGCGGAAGTACGCGAACCGGTGCCGGCCGTCGCCGAGGTTGATGAGGCCCTCGACGTCGAGGAACGCGCGGGGCTGCTCGATCGCGATGCCCTTACGCTTGGCCTTCTTGAGGAACTCCGCGAAGTCGGCGTAGCGCCCCTTGATCGCCGAGTTGCCGATGCCGCCTGGCCCAACGTAGGACTTCAGGTCCTTGAGCAGGTCGGCGTGAACCTTCTCGACATCCACCACGACCGTGGTATAGGCGGGGTTGCTCTGCGCCACCGGGTTAGGCTTGAACTTGACCCCGAGGTCGGCCTCGACGCCCGCCCTGGAATACGCTGGAGCGGGCGGTGCGGGAGGCGCCGGCCTGGGCGGCAGCTTGGCACCGAATCCAGCCTGGCCTGGCCCACGATTCGGGTATGCCGTCTCGCTACGCTTCAGCCACTCTAGCCCCTTCGTCCCCGGAGGTAGCTTGCTGCCGAAGGCCTCGGGCCCGCCGGCGGGCAGGTCGGTGACACGCCCGAACCCGCTGAAGGTCTTGTTGGCGATCCCGCGGCGGATCTGCGCCGCGGAGCCAGATTGCAGCGTGTAGATGCGGCCGTTGATCTTGATCTGCGAGACGCGCTTGTTCTGCTTCGGTACCGCGTTGGCCTTGTTCTTCGGCTTGTACGCCTTCTGCGTCTCCACCATGAACTTCGGCGCGGGCGTGGGCAGGACCTCCTTCTCCGCTCCCTCCACTCGCCACTCGCCACTCGCCACTGCCTGGTCCCACCAGGCCGCGGCCTTCTGCTTCACCACGGCGAGGGACTGGGGCGAGAGCCCGATCACATCGCGCTTGGGCAGCTTGGGCCCTCCGTCACGATGGATGCGCAGGATCTCGCCCCAGCTTGCTCCGGTGTGCTCGTCGTACTGCCACCAGCAGGTGACGCCGTCCAGCGCGCTGGTCGGCTTGGCGGTGAACAGACTGCGGGTGCGGGAGAGCCCGTGCGCCGGCTGGAGCGGCGGAGCGTGTGGATCCGCCGGCCCCATGTCCGAGTGGCGGTGCTCGATCGTGTACTGCGAGAGAGCCGCCAGCGGGTCGCCCCACCGGTCGAGGCCCTGACGGAGCTCGAGGTCCTTGGCCTCGATCACGAGCTGGCTGGCCGCCTGCCAGAATGCCCTGCGCTGCGGCGTCGGCGCCTTGCGCACCCCGGGCGGCTCGAAGCCCTGGAGGACGAACCGAGGCCCGACGACGTTAGAGATCCTGGAACCACCTGGGCGGTCGTGCCGCCTCGTAGAAGCGTCCCCAGCAGAAGCCGATCAGCGCGCCGATCGCGAAGCCGACGATCAGCGCCATGGGGCCTTCGTCGCGCTCGTGTAGCCGGCGGGCTTGCCGTCGCTCTGGTTGGTCACCTGGCCGCCGGTGTAGTCGCCCGGCTTGCCGTCGGACTGGTTGGAGTCCGGTGTGCCCGCCGGGCCGGCGGGGAAGTTGTCGGTGGCCGGATCGTAGAGTGTGATCCGCTTGACGGATTCGGACGGTTGGTTGCCGATCGAAGGCATGGCGTTATCCCCTTCGGGTGTTGGTCATGGAGAGTGGAACTGCGATGTCGGCCAGGCCGTCACCGTTGATGTCGAGCTCGGCGATGCACATCACCGCCGCCGCCTGCGCCCGCCGCATGAAGTAGCCGGCGTACTTCTCGATGCCCGAGGTCGGGCCCATCTGCGAGCGAAGCACCAGGGCGATCGCATACAGGGCATTCGCAATCACGCACTGCCGCCCACGCTGCGAGCTGGTCATGAGGTAGCCGGCGTTGAGGCCCGCGACGAGCCAGGGGTTCGCGATCAGGGTGAACTGGCCGTAATTGCTGGGCCAGCCGTCCTGGATGTAGGTCACGCGGGCGCCGGGCCAGCTCGACAGGATGAGCCCGTCAAACCAGGTGCGGGCCTCGCCGCGCTGCTCGAGGAAGCCTGCCTCATCCTCGCCCTGGTCCATGTACTGCTGGATCCAGGAGCACTCCTTCTGCATGTCGCGTAGAGTGCAGTAGACGAGCGGCGCGGTCGTGCCGACGGTGATCGTGGGCTGGCTGGTGTAGCCGACCCCGACGTTGACCGGCGTGACCGCCGTGATGACGCCCGAGCTGTTGGAGGTGGCCAGCGCCAGGGCCCCGTAGCCGCCGCCGCCGATGATCGTGACGGGAATCGCGGTGCTCGAGGCAGGGTAGCCCGAGCCGCCCGAGCTGACCGTGTAGCTCGTGATCTGCAGGCCGACGATGTTTGCCGTGACGACGGCGTAGCTTGACTGCTTCTGCCCGGCGACCGCGGTGAGCTCGATCGAGTCGCGGAATATCTCGGCCGTGGTGCCCGAGCGCGTGACGGTAATCGAGAGCCGGTAGACCCCAGCGGTGAAGCCCGAGGTGTCGGTGGCCGCGAAGCTGACGGTGAAGCTCGGGCAGGTCGTCCAGGCCGCCGTCGGCGTGGCGACCGTGGCCTGCACGTCCCCGGCCCAGAGCGTGGCCGTGAGCGTGTCGGTGTTGAGATACGCGGTCGACGGCGTGATGCCGTCGTCCTGCATGATCTCCAGGGGCAGCGTGTAGGCCGTCCCGGCTGGGAAGCTGGCGATGCTCATTAGCCGTTCTTCACTACCTGGCAGGGACCGCCGAAGGTGTCAACGAGCGTGCGGACCACGATGGGAGGGGCACCGAAAGCGTCAGGCGTTTGTCGCGTGACGACCGCGGGGCCGCCGAAGACGTCGGCCGTGGTGCGGACGACGATCGAGAGCGGGAAGTGCACCGACCCCACCGGGCCGGCGCCCATGGCCAGATTGGGGAGCCAGAGGAGCCACATCGTCAGAACGCCACGTAGGTCACTTCGCCGGAAATTGCGATGGCCGCGGAGTTGTTGACGTCGAGAGCTTCGCCGCTCGCCGTCGCCATGATGCCGGCCGGGCAGTAGGCCCCGCCCGAGCTGGCGTATTGCGTCAGGTAGCAGAGCCCCGTCGCCTGGCTCGTTGTCGTGTGGCTCTGTAGGTTGACGTTCGTGTTTCCGTTGGAGCTGACGCGCCAGCGCAGCACGTAAATCTTCTTCGACGTGACCGCTGCGACAACCGAGGTGGCGCCCGATGCGGACGTGCTGAAGGTCGCATAGCTCGGTGTGATCGCCGTAGTGCCCTGGTACACCTGGGCGATCTGATGGCCGACCGCCGCCGAGCCGATCAGGTTCGTGCCGGCCGGGATCGCGGGCAGCGTGGTGATGCTGCCGATGTTCCACGTGCCCGTCTGGCTGCACAGTGTGCGGAGGTTGCCGGCGGTGTCGAGCGACAGCGGGTTGCTCTGGGCCGTCGTGTACGAGGGGGCCGAGGTGGTGACAGCGCCCTGGATGAGCGGGCCCTTCTCGCCCGAGGTCGTGGATCCCTGCGCCACGAGGATCCCGCTTACGCTGGTATCCAGGGCGAGCCCGCCCGTCGTGCCGATGTTGGCCGTGACTGTGCCCGAGATCGTGGACGTGCCGCTCACCGTGACGGTCCACGTGCCCTGCTGGGCGACGGGCAGGCCTGCCGAGGCCGTGACGACCTGGAGGACGTTGGCGCCCGGGGAGAGCGTGGTCGCATAGGCGACGACGGACGCCGGCCACTCCTCGAGCGTCGAGGTCTGGAGCGTGCGCATCGTCGCGCCGCCAGCACCGCTGTTGAGGACTACGTTGTCAGCCATCAGTACTCACTGTATTGAATGAGGGTGCCGCCGCCGCCGACCGGATCGGTGTGCTGGTCTGCGCCGATATCCTGGCTGTCGGTCTGGCCGTAGACGCCGAGGCCCGCCGCGCGGATCTGCGCCCCGCCGGGGCTGTTGTTGTTGGCGCGAAAGTCGGCGCCCGGCTGGTTCGCGTAGGGGTCGGCGCCAAGCGAGGTCAGCGTGTTGCCGCTGGCGAATGGTCCCTCGTTGACCACCGGCGTACCGCTGACGTTGCTGTTATTGTTGTACGCTGCACAGTTGTGGAGCGTCGCCAGGTTCGCGCCGAGCGTGAACCCGGTTCCGGTTCCCGTGCAATTGGTTGCCATGCAACTCTCAAAGCAGCCCATGCCGCTCGTGTTGCTAAATCCGGTTGTCGTGCACGTGTCGGCCGTGCAGTTTATGCATGTGAATATTGTGTTGGTTGCCGTGAATCCGGTAGGCACACTGTAGGCCAGGCATTTCACGCAGAAAGCGATCCCGTTGAATCCCACCGTGCCTCCGGTCGCCGTGCACTTGGAGACGATGCCACCGCTGCCGGCCCCGCTGAATCCGTTCGTGCAATCGGACGCGAAGCACCTGACCGCACTGTAATTAGTTACAAGAAAGCCTACGGCCGCGGATTGATTGCAGTGGATCGCCACGCATTCGATCGCTGAGACCCGAACCGCCGAGACATCAAAGCCGCCCGCGTTCGTCTTGCTGTTCCCGTCTGCCTGGAGATTGAGGAACACCTGTCTCGCCGTACCTATCAGCTTGTACGCATAAGTGAGGCCACCTGGCGCGACTGTCCATTGATAGCTCGGCCGGTTTCCGGTGCGATCGCCCCGCGTGACGTCATATCCCTCGACCGAGAAAGCGACTCCGCTAGGGATCTGGCACGGTCCTGCCGGCCCGGCCGTCGCCGTCGAGCAGCTCATCGGCGTTACGCTGTATTTGACCGAGCATTTTTGGCCGCTCACGAGCTGGCCGCCGATGCCACCGGCCACGCTGGACAGCACGCCCGGTGTCCCGAGCGCGCCGCCGATCTTGAGCGTGACGCCGGTTCCTGCGGTCAATCCTGTCGACCTGTCGACGACTATTGTCGTGCTATTGGTGCGCGAGATGATCTCGTACCAATTCGCCGCGACGGAGCCGGTGCCGCCCTGCACGTAGACCACATTCCCTGCCACATCCGCACCGAAGGCCGCGGTAGCTGATGTGATAGTCGTGGTCCCGTTGGTAACGCCGTCTACGACGCTGTACTGCGGGCCATTCTGCAGCGTCCAATCCGTGCCCGACGCCGCGGAATTGAAGCCGCCGCCGTTGGTGTCGGAGCCGCCCTGGCGGATCTCCCAGACGATTGTAGATGCGAGCGCCATCGGTTAGAGGTTTGCCGCCCCGCACGCCTTGACCCATAGGCCGCGGTGCGCGGTGTCGTTAGTGGTGCTCTGTAGGCTCTGGATGTGGCTCTCGATCGTGACCGCATCCGAGAAAACCATCGCCTGCGCGCCGTCGAGGCCCGAGGTGTTCGGGATGGCTTCGGCCGAGCCGAGGCCGAGGGGTGTGATCTGCGCGTTGTAGGCCGTGTCCACGGCTGCGCCGAGGTCGTTCGCCTTCGCCTGCGCGCTGGCCCATGCGCGTTGCAGGTTGAGCCACGATTGGACGGTCGCCTGCTGGTCGGCTGTCAGGCTCGCATAGGTTGCCAAGGGGAGGCCCTCGAGAGTCGGCTCGCCGGTTCGCAGTCCCGGCGAGCCGGTGGAGAACTCAGTACGTGGTGATGTGGACGGCGATCACGACCGCCCGGCCCGCCAGCGTGTCGCTGGAGTTGGAGCAGATGCGCCGCAGACGGCAGAGGACGAGCGAGCCCGCCGCGAACCCCGAAGCACCACCGCCGTTCGCCGTGGCGATCGAGATTGTGGCACTGGACAGCCCGCCCGCCGTGCTGGAGAGCGTGACGTTGCCGGTGCCTTCCGGGCCGACGGTGTTGGCCGCGGCGCCGGAGCCCGCCTGGATGAACGTGGTCGTGCTGGCGGTCGAGATGCCCAGATTCACCAGGGCATTGCTCGCCAAGACCTTGGTCTGGACGCCGAAGACGGCGACCAGGCCCAGGTCGGCACTGTTGGTGCCGTCGTCGATGCAGTTGATGATAAATTGCAATCCGGTCGTGATCGTGATCCCCAGCGGGATCGTGGTCAGCCAGGTTGCGCCCAGGGTCTGGATGCCCGACTGCACGCCGGCGGCGGCGCCGTTACTGCCGGTCGAGCCCAGGGTGATCTTGCCGAAGCCGACGCCCTCGACGGTCGAGAGCAGCGCTCCGCTGGCCACCGAGCCCGCGGTGATGTACTGGACGGGGCGAACCGCCGCCATCCCGCCTTCGTAGCCGAGCGCGCGCTCGAAGCGCATGTCGCCGGGCTTGATCTGGTCAACAAGTGCGTTGGCCATGGTCTAACGCTCCTTTTCACACTTGGAGTTAGCTCGACTTGCCGTAGCTGCCGAAGTCGGGACGGATGGTTGCGAAGCCCAGATTGGTGTGCAAGTTGATGATCGTGCCTTGATCCTTGATGGAGTAAGCCATCTGGATCTGCACGGCGAAGTTGGGCGCCTCGGCCACGGGGTAGATCGTGACCTCCTGCACCTGGCCCAGCTCCTCGTTGGACGGAGGCGGCGCGCACACGCCGGCGATCGCCCACTTGTGGAGGAAGATCGCGGTGTTCTTGCCCGAGTCGAGCGGCATCTGCTGGTCGAACAGCACCCGCGCGTTCAGGGTCGGCACCAGGCTGCCGCGCTGCAGGGCGTCGACGGCCGCGTTCTCGCCGACCACGTAGGCCTGGAAGAACGTGCTGTCGGCGAGCATGCCGCCGTAGCAGGCCGGGTGGGTGATGAAGTTGAGTGTACCAGGCAGGTACATCGGGCAGCCGTTGCCCGCCAGGTTGCCCCACATCGTCGCCAGGTTGGCGCGACTGAAGTCGTTGGCCGCACCCGACGTGACCGTGCTGTAGCTGTTGAAGCCGGTCGCCGTGAAGAGCGACGTGACGTAGGCGTTGGCCTGCCGCAGCAGGGCCTCGAGCTTGGGCTGCAGGTAGAGCTCCTGCAGCATGATCGGCGTGCGGATCTTGTCCCACGACTTGATCACGAAGCTCGCGCTGACGTGGTGATTGAGGACGATCGGGACCGTGGTGTGGTCCGTGTCGCTGGTTTGCAGGGGGCCGGAGCCGATGTCGGCGGCGTCGCCGGTGTTGACCACCGGGACGTTCACGTTCATGGTCTGGCCGATCTCGCCGCCTTCTGCCTTGTAGTCCCAGTAGATGGAACGCAGAGCGGCCTTGCTGTACTGAAGGGCCTGAGCGGCTTGAACGCCGGCGGGGATCACCCGCGTCTCAAACAGCCCGACTAGATCATTAGCCATGTCGGCAGATCCTTATGTGATCTGCCCAACCCTGACGTCTTCGTCAGGACGCCGGCCGGAGGGGAGCGGCCGTAAGAGGTGGGAAGTTCAGAACGCGGCTCTTCCCCGAGCCACGCAATGCAGGTTGGACGGTCCTGCGCCGCGAACGGGTTTTAAGCCCCCGCAGGCTTGGTTCAAGGTATGAGTGCCACGGCGAGCGTCTGCGTCAGAGTGCACGGGACGCAGAGGGCGACGCTGTCGTCCGAGCAGCTCCAGCCGGCCGGGGTGCACCGGCGCGGGTGCTTGCTCAGCTCGGAGTTCTTGGCCACTCGTCGCTTGTGGGCACCGCAGCCGTCGCAGGTCCACTCGTAGACCATCGCCTCGGCCGTCGGGCTGTAATTGCGCGTGTACAAGTCAGCTCACCCACTCGACGTTGCCTTCGGACAGGGCCTTGGCATACGCCGCCTGGTTGGCCTGCATCCATTCCCTGTCGCGGGTCTGCTGGCGAGACACCTGGAACTTGCCGGAGTTCGTCACCAGGCCGCCTCGGTTGTTGCCGGGGCCCGGGGGTTTGGTCTCCGCGGGCTTGGCCTTGCCCGGCTCGGAGGGCGCCGCCTCGGTGAAGAGGTACGACCGTGACTTCGCCTGCTCGCCGATCAGCTCCTTGATCTTGGCCTCGTCGGCGACGTCGGTCTCGGGCGTGTACTTGGACAGCTCCCAGAGGTCGCGCAGGGCCTCGGGCTTGGCCTTGAGGTCGGCGGCGATCTTGTCGAACACGGCGCGGTGCTTGATTTCTCGCAGCTCGGCCCGCAGCTCCACCGCCGTCTTGTCGACCGGCTTGGCCTTGAGCTCGGCCAGCTCCTTCTCGGCCGCTTCGAGCTTCGCTCGGCTCTCGTCGCGCTCGGATTTGTACCGGGCGATCTTGCGGCCCAGCTTGACCGCGTAGCCGTCGTTGCCGCTGTCCGCCGGCGGCGTCGCCGGCGGCGCTGCTGTCTTCTCTGCCATGGTTCAGGGTCTCAGGAGTGCTTGTGGATAAAGAGCGCCTGGCCAAGCTCCTTGAGCATGGCCTGCTTCTGCTGGCCCTTCGCGTAAACCGACTGGATGTCCCGCTGGTAATTGTGGAACCGCTCGACCGTGCCCCGGTCGCCGGCTTTCTTCGCCGCGTCGCGCACTGCCTCGTGAGCGTCCTTCAGGTCGTCGAGCACGTCACACGCGGTCTCGAGCGCCTCGCCCGGGTCGTTGCTGTAGCCGGTGCCGCCCAGGTTGGTCTCGACCGTGCCGCCCAGGCGCATGATGTGCCGGCGCAGGTCGTGCTGGCGGTCGTAGGCTTCCTTGTGCCGCCTGTCGAACCACTTCGCGAGCCGCTTGATCCTCAGAGGCCCGACCTTGAAGGCATGCTCTTGCTTGTGCCAGAGCTCGCTTGCGGTGGCCTCGAGGTCGTGCGCTTCTTGCAGTGCGCTAAGCAGGGCTTCATCCGCGGCCATTGAGTCGGCCTCCGAACTGGGGCATGCTGCCGGCGATCACGAGCTGGGGCTGCGCCGCCGGCTGGAGGGCGGGGATCTGCGCGATGGTGCCGGCCAGGCCCGCCGCCAGCGCGAGGGCGTCCTTGGGGTGGATCGCGATCTTGATCTCGTTACCGAAATCGAGCAGCATCATGCCCGACTCGGCGTCGAAGCGAATGTTGATCTGCAAGGTGAGACCTTTAGGGGGGTGAAACGTGGACAAGGAACGAAAGGGTGCGCGCAAGCGCCACAATAAGCCCGTTGCGGCGATCGTCTCGCCTGAGGATCTGGCCATCCTTCAGGCCATCGAGGATCGGAGCGACGTAATGGCAGCGCGCGCCGCGCTTGCTGAGGTCGCGGAACACGGCGCCGTCCCCTGGGAAAAGGTGAAGGCCGATCTAGGGCAAGGTGAGACCTTTGGGGGGTGAAACGTGGACAAGAAACTTGACCGTAGATCGCCGTCGACCGAGGCCGCCGCCCACATGCTGGCCTGCGTGGCAATCGGGGAGCTGGTTAACCGCCTGGAGCGGCACACGTTCCCGTTTCCGGGACTGACCGCGATGCAGGGAGCCCTTCACCGCATCGGGGACGAACACGCGAGACGGGCCGAGGAGCTGCTAGGAGGTGGGGAGCGTTAGCCGGAACAGCCGTGCTCTTTCAGGTAGCGGAGCAGGCCGCGCAGGATCTTGGGATTGTCATCAGCATAGCCCAGCGTCTTATTACAGTTGTGGCATAAGATCCCGCGTACCTTGCCGCTTTTATGGCAGTGGTCGACGTGCACATATAGTGCGGGAAGTAGATCGAGCGGGGTCCTGCAACCTGGGTTGGCACAGCGCCCCTCCTGGGCCTCGTACATGGCGCGGTATTGGTCTTCGGTGAGCCCATATCTACGCCGCCGGTGGCTGCCCCGCACCCGCTCCCTGACCTCGGGATTCTCGCGGTAGGCTTTCTGATACTGCCGTATCTGCTCCTTGTTCTCGGGATTCTCGCGGTGGGCTTTCTTCCGCTGCCGTATCTGCTCCTTGTTCTCGGGATTCTCGCGGTAGGCTTTCTGATACTGCCGTATCTGCTCCCTGACCTCGGGATTCTCGCGGTGGGCTTTCTTCCGCTGCCGCACCCGCTCCCTGACCTCGGGATTCTCGCGGTAGGCTTTGTCCCTCTGCCGTATCCGCTCCTTGACCTCGGGATTCTCGCGGTAGGCTTTCTGATACTGCCGCTGCCGCTCCTTCTTGCTGAGCGGCGGAGTCAGCTCGAACGGTTCGCCGTTATCCTGTTCGTTGGACATGCGCCGTGCCTCAATCACGGTGTGTGTTCGGGGGACGCCGCGCTATGACCCGCGGCGTTCCCCACACTTTATGAGGCTGCGCACGTCACTTCAATCGTTCTCCCGTGACCTTTGTTCCGCTTCCTCGCCGGCCTCGTCCTCGTCGCCCGGCGGGATCTCCTCGTCGTCGTTGGGGTCAGGCCCGGCCGGCGGTGCATTCGACGGTGGCGGCGGCGCCCCGAGCTTCGCCAGCTCGGCCTCGTCCTCGATGGCCTGCTTCAGGTGCTCCATCGCCTGATCCCGGTTCATCCCGAAGCGCCGCATGGCGATCATGACCCGGCTCTCCAGGCCCAGGCTGAGACTGGCCTCGTCGGCCTGGTCGCGCTCCTGGCCGGGCAGGTCGATCGTGGCCGGAGGCCAGGCGAGGTTGAGCGTGGGGTCGGCCGCGGCGGTGAGGAGCTCGCCCTTGCCGTAGAAGTTGCCGGTGACGGTCAGGCACACCTTCGCCAGCTCGGTCTCGTACACCCGGAAGGGCTCGCGCCGCTCGGCCGCGTAATCGGCCAGGGGCTTCTGCTCGGCGACGAGCGCGTCGCCCGAGGGGAGCGTGTTGCTGTCCATTCTGTAGGCGGTGAGCGGGATCCCGATCGCCTCGAGCTCGCTGTCGATCACGCCGCGGATGTTGGCCCACCCGCCGGCGATGTCGAGCTGGGCCTGGATGTACTCGAGCCTCGGGCGCGAGCGGTTCTCCAGGTCGTCGACGATGCCGGGGATCCGCAGCCACTTGCCCATCGCGATGATCGGGGCCCAGCCAGCGTCGGTGTCGTAGGCCACGCCGATCGGGGCGTGGAACTGCTGCACGGCCTGGGCCATGTCCGAGACCTCGACGTCGATCGTCTCGTTCAGCGAGCTCAAGAAGCCGCCCAGGCCCTCGACCGAGTCGACGCCGTTAAGGGGCAGCTCATACCACACAAACGCGAAGGGAAGCACACCGTAGGGGTTGTCGCCCGAGAGCTCGGGGCGGTAGTGCGCCGCGCGGCCGCCACTGGTCTGGCCGGGGTAGAGCTTGTCGGTCTCATAGACCCGGTAGAACTCGTCGGTCCACCAGGTGTAGCGGGTGCGGTTGTCGATGCAGTCGACCGTGACGACCGACGCGACCTCGTTGGCCTGGTCGGGGTGCTCCAGCGGGATCACCTCGTGCCAGCCGGCCCAGAGCTGAATCTTGATCGGCCGGTTGGGGTCTCCCGTGGCGCTCACCTGGAACGCGCTCATGCCGTTGAGCGAGCTCATGCGGTCGGCGCGCTGCCAGAGGCTGTTGACCAGGCATTGCGTGTAGACCTGGTCGAGCCACTGCGTCGCGGCGTCCTGGCCCACGAGCTGGCGCGAGGGGCCGGGGCAGTAGAGCTTGGACGCCAGCACGCGGATCACGCGGTGCGTGAACGGCAGGTGCCGCTTGGGGCGGATCCGGTAGTCCTGGTCGGTCTCCGCGTCGCGGCGGGGGATGAGCTTGGCGCCGCGCAAATGGTAGTAGTCCATGTTGCGCAAGCATTGGGCCCTGCGTTCTTGCTCGTTGGGCAAGCCCGCCAAAATCTCGCGCTCGACATCGGAGAGGTAGGAGGAGGGTAGCGTCATTCGTGATTCACGGCTCGATTATGGCCGCCACCTCATCCAGGAACCGGGATTCACTCGCACAGGCGATTGCCTTCTGGCGGAGCTGCTGGGCGAAATCGCGGCTGGCGTCCACAGGCGACACGCTGGCGGGGCCTTCGATCCGGTGCGACAGCACGTTGAACGCTTCCTTCATGTGCGCCACGAAGTTCTCGGCGCTCTGCCAGTTATCAAACGCCGCTAGCACCGTGGCCCGCTCCTTGTGCTCGCGTTCAAGGATCACGACACGCACCCTGACGGACTTACTCATCCGGCGACTGCTTCCTCTCTGAACGTCTGGCAAAACGCATCCGCAAAGTCAGGACTGCGCCCGAGGCGGTCCATCAAGTCTTCCTTCAGCTCGAGGGCCGACTGGTCGCCGTCGAGGTGATACCGCAGGGCGAGAAGCTCCTCGCGCATGCTGGGCCAGTCGGAGCTCGGGGCGATGTGGAACGGGTGCCACACACTGGCGGGCCCGGCGTAGTGGTCGGCGTCGAGGCGACGAGCAGCCGCCAGTGCACAGGCGGTGCGCAGGTTGGTGCAGCGCTTTCCTCCGCTCCCGGATCCGAAGAACGCTCGGGCACGGGAAAAGCCTCGTCGGGCCAGGGCGTTACCGAGTCGCTTGCCCGTGACGCCTGCCCCGTCATAGCTGACATCCTCTTCCTTCACGCCGTGCTTGATGGCGAGCTTCACCATGATCTCGGCCGCGTCGCCTGGCCCGGTGTAGCGGCTGGCCGACAGCGCCAAGACGCCCAGGTCGTCGCGGACGAAGACGACGGTGCGGGCGTTGCCGCATCCCTCGCCGACGTCGCAGGCCAGCTTCCGCTTGCCGCCCCTGCCTGCCTTGCGGAGCTCGGCGACGAGCTTGACCGTTGCGTCAGAGATGCACCGGTCGAGGTCGGCCTCGGGGATGAGCTGCTCGTTGGCCAGCGTCGGCCTGATGGCCAGGACGTGGGCCCTGTACCAGAGCGAGTCTCGGCCGTACTTGCGTTCGACGGCGTCGAGCCAGGTCCGGTCGGCCAGGCCGTAGGGGCTCTTGGTCTCCTCGGCGTGGGGGCTCGCGGTGCTGGCGACGTTGCGGTAGCAGGTGGCCTCGCTCTTCGGGACGCCGCGGGCCTTGTCGCTTTGCGCCTGGTTGCAGAGGTCGACGAAACCGCCCTCGGCCTTCAGCGGGTTGCCGATCGCCACGAGCTTCGTGTAGCCCAGGGACTCGAGCGCGTCCCAGGTCTCGGGCTCCACGCCGGAGGCCTCCTCGACGATCACGAGTAGTTGCCCGGCATGCTGGCCGCTGGCCCGCTCGACCGTCGTGGTCGAGTAACCCAGGGCATGCCAGCCTTCACCGAGGCGAACCGTGTGGGGGCTGGTCTTGATGCCTTGCGAGATCGTGCCGCCCAGGGGCAGCTTGGCGCGGGTGATGGCCCGCCGCACTTCCTTCCAGGTGACGCTGCCCAAGATCGTCTGCCCGGGGCCGGTGACGATGATAAGCGAATCTTTGCGCGTCCACAGGAACCAGGGGACGACGAGGCCGATCCACCAGTCCTTGCCGAGCATGTTTCCCGTCTCGATGGCAAGGGCCCGGTACTCCACCAGGTCGCGGCACCATCCGGCTTGATACTCGGTGCAGTCGGGGCGGCCCAGGATCGCGGCGTTGAAGAGCTCCGGGTCGTTGTAGCAGCGTGCGAGCAAGTCAATCAGACGATCTCTTGCGTCGCTTGTCTTCGATCGCTCGAGCACGCTCCTCGGCTTCTCCAGTCAGGTCGATCAAGGTACCGGCTTCGGGCTTCTCTGGACGCTCGCCGTAGGTGTCGGGCCGGTGTGCCTTGAGGAGCGCCATGGCCAGCGAGTTCGAGAACCGCCGCACCGTGCCGCACTTCTTGCCCTTGTAGTAGACGGGCTCTAACCAACCCGTGATTGCGCGTTTATAACACACGCCGACCAGGTCGTCGGTCGACTGCTCGATCGCGTCGTCCCAGGCCTCGGCGAATGCCGGCTCCTTGGCTCTCGCCTTGTAGGCGGCCGACCTGGTCTTACGGGCCTTGCGGGCGGCGGCCGAGACGTTGGGGCATCTGGCCAGCGCGGCGATGAAGGTCTTTTGCCATGCTGTCACGTGTGGAAAGCGCCAACCGCGCGGCCCTCAGTCGGTCTGGCAGAGCTGGCAGACGGGGCTGCGGCATAGGGTCGCCTCGAGCTCGCGCGCCTTCGCCTTGAGCGCGTCCCGCTCGTGGCTCACCTGGCAGAGCTGCTTCCAGTAGAGGTCGGCCAGCATCTCGAACCGATGGCGGTCATCCTTGAGCTCCGCGATCTCGGCGCGGAGGCTCTCCATGATGCGGTCGATGCCGCGCTTGATCTCGATCTCGCTCATGATCCCTCGGAGTGGAGCTGGGCCAGGTCCTTGCCCGGCATCACGTGGGCCTGGGCCTGCGCCATCAGCTCGCGGAGCTTGGCCTCGGCCTGGGCGTCCTCGATCCGGCGCAGGCGCACCGCCTCGGCGTCGAGGCGGGCCTGCTCGCGCAGCGTCGCGCGCCATGCCGCATAACAGGCGATCGCCGTCACGATCACGTTGCCGGCGAAGGTGATCACGTTCACCCAGTTCACCTGGGCCAGGAGTCGGAAGAAGCTCTCGCCGGTAAGCCCGGTCGAGATGCCTGATGCGTAGAGTACGGGGCGTGTCACGCGGCACGGCTCCAGTCCGCGGGCAGGGCCCGCCTTTTGTAGTCGGGGGCGTGGAAGAGCGCCCATGAATCGGCCTGGTCGATGATGCCCTGCATCGTGCGGACATCACACCAGAAGGAGAACGACGGCTGGCCGAGGACCTGGGGGCCGCTCGGCGTGTTTGGTCCCCAGCTCTGGCAGATGAGGAAGCCGGGTCGATCGACGCGGTAGCCGGCGACCATCATGCAGTGGCCCCAGTGGCCCTGGGGACGGCAGAATCCGTCCTGATCGCGCTGCATGGTGAACCCCTGGTTCGAGCAGATCGTGCAGGGGTAGCCGTTCCAGAGCGCCGCGATCATGTCGTCGGTCGTGCGGAGGAGGGCGACGGCGCCGAGCTTGAAGGGCGCGGCGAGCTGCTCGACCGCGGCAGGCGGTCCCGTGCGGCCCCAGCTCTTGGCGCGATTGCCGCTGTAGGCTCCGTCAGATCCGAGCATCTCGCGGGAGACGGTGCCCACGGTGACCATGGCCTTGACGGCAGCAGCTCCGTAGGAGCCGTCGCTGTTTCCGAGCATGTGCCCGACCTTGCGCGACGCGCCGTAGACGAACTCCGTATCGGTCTCGCGGTAGGAGCTCTGCTCACCGGGCTTCAGGATGCACTCGACGGCCTGCAGGAGGTCGTTGGCGTGCGAGTGGCCGAAGCTCACGCAGTCGCCGATCTGCTGGGCCGGGTAGGCGGGCTCATTGCCCGAGTACGCCTCGTACCAGGCCTTGTAGAGCAGGATCGGCTTGGAGGGCGTCACACCCTCGTAGAGGTGCAGCGCCGTCTGCTTGAACCGAGGGAACTGCGCGGCCAGCGTGTGGCGGTAGGGGTGATCGACCCAGCCGCAGAGATGGTCGAGGTCAGGCACCGATCAACCCCAGCCAAAGACGCGCTTGAACCAGGAGTTGGCCGTGAGCTTGACCGCGTAGGGCCCGGTGGCTCCGGCAACGGAGTACACGAACGAGCCAGCGCCGCAGACATGATCGACGTAGGGCACGCCGGGCTTGTTGCGGGCGACGCCGTTGCCCTTGGCCTGCGAGCCCTTCCAGCAGCCGATCACGAGGGTCGCCTCGGACGGCGTGACCTCGAAGTGGTACTGCGTCGAGGCGTCGGGAGGGTCGAATCGGAACGTGTCGCCGGGGTTGGCTCGGAGAGACTGGCCGACGCCGATCGTTTGCTCAGGCACTGGCTACCTCACGGGTAGAAGGTGTTAGCGGCTTCAGGAGGATCCAGTCCGGCAGAATGCCCCGAAGCTCGAAAGCGATGGGGCGAACCTCGGGTAGAAGACGGGGCTTGCCTGGGGCGCGAAGCTGAGCATCGGGGCGGCGACGCGGGGTGGATCCACTGGCCGCGTCATTGCCGTCGGCCGTGGCGATTGGACGATGGGCGGCGGGCCGATCTGGGCGGTCGGGGGCTGTTCCTTGCGGCGCCAGGTCTGGATCAAGAACTCGCCTTCCACGTCGCGGCCGTAGCCTTCCCACTTGGGGTCGCTGGGCAGCGTCCGCCATTCCCAGGCCGAGGGTTGATTGGGGAGAGGCGTGGGGTTGAACGGTGGCGGGTTGTCGGGCGCCCAGTCCGGCCGAGCTGGTGTCGGTGCAGGCTTCGGAGCGAATGGCCAGGACGGCAGGGCCAGCTTGCCGCGGCCGACCAACACACCGAAGGCGAAGATTGCCGCGCAGAGCAGGAGCTTGGGGGCGAGCGTGACCGCCCAGGTCGGGACGGCCAGGCGGATCTCGTAGGTCTGGACTGGCGCGGTGGTGGTCGCGGCGGGTGTGGTCACAGGCTTGTCTTGAGGGCCTGAAGCTGGCTCACCAGGTCCTTGAGGGCGGCCAGGCCCTCGCGGGCTTTTCCCAGGAGATCCTTGACCGTGGCAATCGCCCCGGGGATGTCGAGGGTGTGCACTTCGGCGGACAACGCCGCCACGTCCTTGAGCAGGGCGAGGGAGTCGCCCGCCAGGGTCGTGACGTCACCGGCGACCGAGGTGGTGGGGGCCGCTGCGGGTGCGGGAGTCGAATCGGGCATGGGTCACCTTTGGTTGAGCACGCGGAGGAAGGCCGAGCAGATCGCCGCGGCGATGGGCACGGCGGCGACCGTGAAGACGAGGACGAGCGCGGCGTCGATCGTGAACGAGAGCCAGCAGAGGAGCCGCTTCTTCAGGCGGCCTTCGCCTCGCTCTCGACCACGGAGAAGTGCCGCTCGATCGTGGGCTTGAGCTGGGTGCGGATCTCCTCGCATACGTCGACTCCCATGATCCGGGCGACCTCGTCGGCCGAGAATCTCCGCACCTCGCGGAGCGTGACTTGTGGCTCGAGCGGGCCGGGCTCCAGGGTGGCGCCCTCCAGGGCGCGGGACAGGAGCGACTTGCGTCTCAGCTCGACGTCGGCGCTAAGCCGCTTGGCTTCCGCCTGCTTCTGTCGGTACGCCTCGAGCTCTTCCTGCGTGATGCCGAAGGGCTCGACGCTCTTTGCGCGTTTGCGGGGCACGCTCTCTCCTTGGCTTGGGCTTGCGTTCGGGCGACGGATCCGTAAGCGGGTCGCGCCTGAGCCCGGGGTGATCGTCAACCCCTGATCGATGGCATACCGCGCACGTGAGAACGGATCCGGGTCTATGGTTCCACGGCGTGCAACGGCATCTCGAAGCGTGGCGGATCCCATTACAGGGGAAGAAGAGGACAAGCTGGGGCGGTGTTGGGGGCGGGTTGTTGTGGCGGCGGGCCCGGATCTCTTCCTCGACCTGCGCCAGGGCGAGCTGAACAGTGCGGGCGCTCACCCGTGCATACTGGGCGATCTTCCGCACGGGCCAGCCGTACTGCTTGCGGTTCCACCAGGCCAGGGCGCGGACCTCTCGCTCGTGGTGCATGGTGATCCTAGATCGAAGAAAGCGCGATTGCGCAGATGCCCGGCGCGAAATGCGCCCCAAGCTCATACCCGCGTAGGGGAAGAATCTTTACGCCACGCGCAATGGCGGGGTCAGGTAGGGCTTCAATCGCTCGAGTGCCCGGTTGCGCACCTGGAGCACATACTGGCCGCTGCATCCCATTTGCCGGCCGATGGCGCGGAAGGTCTGGGGCGGCTCGCCGTCCAGGCCGTAATAGCGCGTGAGGACC